AATAGGAGTATAACAATATGGCATTAATTACATTAGGAGCAAACTCTGGTAAAGGAAAGGTTTTGCAAGTTGTTAGAAATTATGTTGCTAGTGCAACTGGACATGTAGAAACAAGTTCTTCATCACTTTCTGCTAGTGGTATTACACAAAGTATAACTCCTACTGCAAGTGGTAATTTAATACTTGTAGATTTTAGTTCATCAATGGCAGATAAAGACACTAGTGGAGCTTTTGGAGTTTCAAGAATGTACCAAAAAATTGGTAGTGGAAGTTTTGCAGAAATGACTGGTGCTAGTAGTTATCATATGGGTTATATACAACAAAATGAAAATAAATATTCTAATTTAACTTTTGGTGGTTCATACACAACAACAAGTACAGACACACTTATTTTTCAACCTTATATAAAATCTAGTGCTGGTAGTTTTAGACTTGTACATGTAAGCGCATCTTATTCTTTAACACTTACAGAGGTAGAACAATAATGATTGATGCAATATTAAAAATAAATCCAGACGCAAAAGTAACTATAAAAGCTGATGGAGAAATAGTTTGGCATGATGGAACAACACCTATACCAGTAGCTGACATAGAAGCTAAGATGACAGAACTACAAGCAGAGTATGATGCTAACCAATATCAAAGAGATAGAGTTTATCCATCAATACAAGAACAGTTAGATATGCAATACTGGGATAAGGTTAATGGTACTACTAACTGGGAAGATGCTATTGCTAAAGTGAAAGCAGATACACCTAAACCATAATGCCTAAAAAACTGACCTCAAAACAGTATGCTGACGTAGCTACTGGGGTTAGGCTTTCATCACATGAAAAACTCTGTGCTGAACGAATGAATAATATTCTCAAATCTATAGAAGAAATGAGAAAAGAAATTAAATCATTAAGACAAGATGTTTCTATGGGTAAGGGTGGACTTAAAGTTATCCTAACTATAGGGACAATAATTGTTGGAATACTAGGTTATTTTAACTTTAAATAATTACAAACACATCATTGAATGAAATTTATACTAGCTTTTAGTATTTGCTCTGCAATTACTGGATTTTGTAACAACACTGCAACTGTGCAAACGCAATACAACACATGGACAGAATGTGTAAATGGTGGTGCTACTTTAATAACTAATTTTACTAAATCATTTGAAGAACAAGCAAACGAAGAAAAACTATACGTTACATACTTTTGTAATGAAGTAAAAAACGAAAAAATTTAAAGAGGAGACAACATGATAATATATGGTTACACGCCAAAAACTTGGTTAAACAAAATAAAAATATACTGGACTAATACAGATAAAAAACTTTTTGCATTGTTTGTAGCATGGTCAGTTGTTTTATGGGCAATGTAAGATGTGGTTTGCATTATTAAAAAACCCTCTTACTAAAATTATAGCAGAAAAAACATTTGGTGCTATTTCTCACAAGTTACAAAAAGATAAAATTGTAAGAGAAAAAGAGTTAGACGCAGTATCACAAATTTCAATAGAACAAATTAAACAACAAGAACATTCGTGGAAAGACGAATGGTTATGTTTATTTTTTACAGTATTAATGGGATTACATTTTGTGCCATACTTTCAAGACACAATGGAACGTGGGTGGCAAATATTACAAAATGCTGACCCTATGTTCTGGTACATAATACTAACAATCGTAGGAGCATCATTCGGTGTTACTACAATGAATAAACTAAAGAAAAAGTGATTGATAAGTTTATCTACACATTCTTCGGTTCTATCGACAGAGTGTTTGAGAAACTAAATAAGATTGTAGATGATGTCTACACTTTTGACTTCCCTAATTGCAAACAAAAGAAGAAAAGAAATGAAAATAAACGAAAACACTAGCGTATCAATGCCAGTTAAAAACATGATTGGCATAGTTATAGGAGTAGCAATGGGTGTATTTGCATACACAGAAGTTACAGCTAGACTTACTTCGTTAGAGACATCAAGAGAATTATTTGAAAACGATTTACTTAAAAAATCTGAACAAGTGCCTACAGACCAAGAACAACATTTTTTATTAGAAGATTTATATAAGACAGTAGAAAAATTACAGTCTACGCAAGAAATGAATATGACTAATAAAGTTAATATAGAATTTCTTAAAACACAGTTAGATAAAGCATTAGAAGATATTGAACATCTTAAAGATAAAGTAAGAGCTAATGGTAATGGAGCTCATTAATGACTGAAATTGTTATTGCATTATTAATGATTGTTAATGGTGAAATAAAAGAACACCTAATACAAAACAGCATGTCAAACTGTTTGAAGGGCAAGAGGATTGCCATGCGTAATGCTAAAGCTCACATAGAATACCAATGTATAAAATCTAAAGCAGAAACAGAAATTTATGTAGGTAAGAAATCAATTAAAAAATTAATACTTGAGTAATGGCTAGAAAATTTAAAGATTTTATTGTTAGAGATAAACCAAAGAAAAGAGTTAGAACACACAAGAAAAGGTTAAACAAAGATGAAAAACGAGACCATAAAAAATACAACCGACAAGGAAGACCCCAATAATTTAGAAACAGTCTTAAAAGAGTTACCACAACTATTGGTAAACCATGCTTATAAGAAATTAAAATCTGGGGAAGATTTAACAGCTTCAGAAATGAAAGTATGTTTAGAAGTTTGCAAAACATACAGTAAAGAACCTTTATCTAAAAAAGAAGATAACATTTTAGACGAAGTACCATTTGATGATGGATAAACGATTAAAGAATTTTAAAAATTTTTTGTATTTGTGTTGGAAGCACTTAAACCTGCCTAACCCTACACCTATACAATTCGATATTGCAGATTACTTACAGTCAAACGAAAAGAGACTTGTAATAGAAGCATTTAGAGGCGTAGGTAAATCTTGGATTACCTCTGCTTTTGTCTGTCATCAATTACTTCTTAATCCACAAAAAAATATTTTAGTAGTATCTGCTAGTAAAACTAGAGCAGATGACTTCAGTACCTTTACACAAAGGTTAATTGGAGAGATGCCACTATTACAACACTTGATACCTAGAGATAATCAAAGACATTCTAAAGTATCATTTGATGTAGCACCTGCTACAGCCAGTCATGCACCATCAGTTAAATCTATGGGTATCACAGGGCAGTTAACAGGTAGTAGAGCAGACATTATCATTGCTGATGACGTTGAGAGTGCTAACAACTCCCAAACGCAGTTAATGAGAGATAGATTAGGTGAGACTGTAAAAGAATTTGATGCAATCATTAAACCTAATACTGGAAGAATTATATTTCTTGGTACTCCACAAAATGAGATGTCATTATACAACTCATTAGAAGAGAGAGGATTTAAGACAAAGATATGGACTGCACTTGTACCTAACCAAACACAAAAGATTAGTTATGGTCACAAACTTGCAGACATTATTCAAGGTACAGAAGGAGACCCCACAGACCCCAAAAGGTTTGATGCGGTAGACTTAATGGAAAGACTATCTTCGTATGGTCGTTCTGGTTTTAACTTACAATTTATGTTGGACACAAGTTTGTCTGATGCAAATAGATACCCTCTAAAGTTAAACGATTTGATTGTAGCTTCAGGTTGCTCTACATGGAAAGATGCACCTGCAAAGATACAATGGGCATCATCACCAGAACAAATGAAAGCTATAGACCCTGATATTCCCAATGTGGGACTTAAAGGTGATTATTTTGTAGCTCCTATGATGATGAGTGAAGAATTTACAGCATTCGAAGGCACAGTAATGTCCATTGACCCATCAGGTCGTGGAGAAGACAAAACAGCGTATGCGGTGCTTAAAATGCTTCATGGAGTGCTTTATCTGACCTCTGTAGGCTCACTAGAAGGTGGTTATTCAGAAACTACTATGGCAAGACTGTCTAACATTGCAAAGAAACATGATGTGAACTATGTGGTCATTGAGAGTAACTTTGGTGATGGTATGGCAACACAGTTGTTAAAACCTGTCATGGCAAAGATACACCCATGTGAGATAGAAGAAGTTAGACATAATACACAGAAAGAAAAGCGTATTATAGATACACTAGAGCCTTTGATGAACTCACACAGGTTAGTTGTAGATGACTTACTAATACACGAAGATTTTAAAAATGAACCTGACCATCAGTTGTTTAGACAAATGACAAGACTGACTAGAGACAAAGGTTCATTAAGACATGATGATGCTATTGATGCTTTAGCTATGGCGGCGAAGTATTGGGTAGACAGAATAGATAGAGACCAAACATTATCTTATAATCAACACAAAGAAGAATTGTTAGACCAAGAATTAGAAAGATTTATGGAAAACAATATCGGAAGGACACAGAGTAAAGACAGATGGATATAAACCAAACAAAAGAAGCCGTTAAAAAAGAAGAAGGCTATAGATTAGAAACATATCATTGTACAGAAGGACATCTTACAGGTGGCTATGGTCACAAGATGTTAGAAGGAGAGACAGCTCCTACAGACCACGCAGGTTGGTTAGTATTATTCGAAAGAGACTTTGCTAGAGCTGTAACTGGTGCTGATGATTTACTGATGTTATGTCCTGATATTAACGACAGTGCAAGGAACATTGTGGTTGAGATGGTGTACCAAATGGGTGCTTATGGGGTGTCCAAGTTTAAGGGTATGCTTAAAGCATTACAAGATGGGAACTATAAGACAGCCAGTGTGGAGATGTTAGATAGTAGATGGGCTAAACAAACGCCTAATCGTGCTAATCGAATGGCAGAACGCATGGCGAATATTTCATAGAAAATTATGAGGGGGTATTCGTATCTACGAAAAGGCTAGTTTCCCCCATAGCCGACCAAAAAACCACGCCAAAAGAACAAAAAGATAGGCGTTTAGCGGTTTTTTTTGTGTATAAGGAGTGCATATCCTTTGCGTGTGCTGTGTGTGGGCGTACTTTTTTTATTTTCGCATGTGCTTGAGCTAGTCTGTTTTTTTGCGTTGCGTCTGTGGGCGTGTGCGTTGCTCTCTTTAAGTTCCACGCCTAGCCACACCCAAAGCACCACCACAAGCACCACCACAAGCCACACAGAGCCACGCACAGCCACGCCAACGCACCAACGCAGGGCAGAGGTCAAAGGAATTACAATCACTAAAGTTACACTATTAGATGAGAGCAAAAAAAAAGAAAACTATGGGTATCTCTTAAAGTATCTCATTAAGTA